CCGCTTTAATGATGCTAAACTTCAACTAAAAATTATTGATGTGCCTATTCATATCTCATTTATTGAAACTATGATTAGTAAAATACAATACGCTATTGATTACAAAGCTAAAATTTATAAAACCTTAACCAACTAAACAGCCATAGACGGCAACAAAAAAAACATGAACAACGCAGTATTATTACAAAGATTTGATTTAACACCAAAAGGAAAATTGGTAGTAGAACGCCTTGAAATTCTGTCAAAAGAATATAATGAAAACATGGAATACGAAATGATAATAAGTTTTGTTGAAGGTGGAATAGTTATATTTTGGCTTGGAGAAGATGGAACTGAAATGCAACTTGAAGAATATTTAACCTTAACCAATGGATGAAGTAGAGAAGATACGCCTGGAAATATGCAATCGAGTGATGAAAAAACACGCTGAAAAGGCAGAAGAAAAACGTAACCAATTTAAACCAAAACTAACTAAAACTAAACAAAATGGAAAAGACAAGTAAGGGAATATTTGAATTTTTATGCAAACAGATGGAACAACTTGACAGAAAAGTAATATCTGTTGAGCATTTAAAAGCACAAGGCAATGCTGCCAAACAATTAAATAATCTTTTAAAGTATGAACTGGATAGAGCAAAGGCGGTTCAAAAGTTTAAAGATATTGACATTCGTAATATAGAAGGAAATGAGCCTATCAGTTAGAAAAATAAACGATTTAGAGTTTGCCTTTACAGGTGAAAGATGTTTTGTTTTTTCTAAAACAGAAACCATCATAGTTAACGGAAAACAATTTACCAATACAGAGCGTGAAGGAAGATATGTTAATTATGATGAACTTTTTGAACAAGGTAAAATGCAATATTTTATGCCTGAGTGCTTATCATTTTTAGGTAGCCCAAAACTTTGGTACTATGAATATAATGATTCATATCAAATTGGTGGACTTAATGTAACAAATTCAGATTATTTTAGAAACATAATGCTTTTGCTAAAACTAATGGGTTTTGAATCTAATACAAGTAGATCTGGTGGAAATTATATTTTTAATCAAGATTACTATTTTGAATCAAACAAGTTTCCTTATACTATTGATTGCTATGCTGGAAGTATGGTAGAAATAGATTTAACATTTGAACAGATAATAAAATATAATTTATTTGGAACATCAAACTTAATGCTTTCTGATTTTGGGTATACTAACCCACAAAAGGTTAAACTTTTTACTCCTTACTCAAAAGAAAATGAATTTAATAATGTTGATAGACTTATTTCATTTATTGAATATAGAACTCATTTATTAAACCAAAAATTAACCAACTAAAATCATGAAACCTAAAACACAACGTGAGGCACTTTTAAACCACTTTGCAAACGGTGGCAAGCTAAGTACTATTGAAGCAACTCAGAGGCAATACGGCTATTGTACTAAGCTACCAAGCCGTATATTTGACTATGAAAATGAAGGATTTGTTTTTAAGCGTGAAGTCGTAAACAAAAAAAACATTTTTGGAAAAACTTGCTACTTCAATTACTATACTTTGGATTTGAAAAAAACACCTAAAAAAGTTTTGAAATTGATTTAATTAGTTATATTTGCTTTGTTGATTAAGGAATTGGGAACTCCTCGACAGATATCAAGCTAAGAGTTTAAATACCTCTTGCAACCAGTGAGTAGACTTGACTACGTTCCCACATTGAATTGCAAGGGGTATTTTTTTTAACGCTTAATCAATGCGAAATTGATTATAAATTATGGCATACGAATTAGTATTTACTTCAACTGAAAGGTCTGAAGTTGAATCCACACTTATTGCAAGGGCTAATCAATTTAATGAAATTTTTATTCAAATTGATGCTGGTGATTATCCACCATGTTTTTTATGTTTAGACAAAGAAACTGCTATAAGATTTGCAAAGGAATTACGTAAACAAATTTCATTTTTGGAGGAGGTTAACAATGGCTAAAAGATTTACCGATACAGATAAATGGAAAAAGCCTTTTATTAGGGGTTTAAAATCTGAGTATAAAATACTTTGGCTTTATATTTTAGATGAGTGTGACCACGCTGGAGTATGGCAAGTTGACTTTGATGTTGCTAAGATTAAGATAGGTGAGCCAAATATAACTGAACAAGATGCTTTATTATGTTTTGGTGATAGGGTAATTTGCTTAGAAGGAAAATGGTTTATTAATGATTTTATTGATTTTCAATATGGTGAACTTAATCCTGCAAATAGGGTTCATAAATCAGTAATTGATATAATTTCAAAATTCAAAAATAAGCCCCTTATAAGCCCCTTACAAGGAGCTAAGGATAAAGATAAAGAAAAGGATAAGGATAAAGATATTAATATACCTTCCTATTTAGAATTTTTAGAGTATGCTAAAACACTACCAATTTACAAACCTACTTTTGATTATGCTATAACAGCAAAATATAACGCTTGGGTTGCTGATGGATGGAGGGATGGGCATAACAAACCAATTAAGAATTGGAAAACAACCTTACAAAATACATTTCCTTATTTTAAGGAGGTGTCAATAAACACAACCAGTAAACCACCACGAGGATTATGTTAATAGACTTTGATAAAATAATTGAGCAAATAGAATATCACATCGACCATCCCGAAAGTTTTAGTTATAAACTACCAATAATGAACGGTTTATACAACTTTAAGAAAGGTAGAACAACTTACTTTGCTGGCATTCCTTCACATGGTAAAAGTACATTTGTTTTTGAGTTGCTGATACAGCTAACCGAGAAACATGGCTTAAAACACGTTTTAGTCGCTCCTGAGGAAGGAACAGCAGCCGAGTTGTACATAACTATACTTTGCATGATTACAGGGCTTCAAAATCGCTCTAATGCGTTTAACCGTTTAACCAAAGAAGTATTTTATAAAAACATTGCCTACTTAAAGTCGCATTTTCATATTTATGATTTGGGTGAAAAGAGCGTATCACCTTATAAAATACTTGAAGATATTAAGGAATACATTATAGAGCATAAAATTGATACTTTGACCTTAGACCCCTGGAATGAATTAACTCATGATTTTAGTATTGGTGGCGGTAGGCAAGATATTTACTTAGAAAAAGTGCTTGGTGACATAAGACTATTTTCGAGGGCAAATAAAATACATACTTTTATAGTTGCACATCCTCGAACATTACAAAAGTCTAAGGATGGAGGCAAGTATGAACCGCCAACGGCTTATGAGTTTAGTGGTGGTGGAGCGTGGTATGCAAAAGCTGATGGAATTATTTGTGTATACCGACCTGAGGAATTTAGCGAAGTATTCAAAGAGCAAACCAAAGTTGAGATTATCATACAAAAAGCTAAAAGAGGAATAGGTAAAAAAGGAATTATCAACTTAGACTTTAACTTGCAAACATCAAGATACATCGAACTGGATAAACCGATTGAAAATAATTTCACAGCACCTTTTTAATAAATTAGCATTTAAATTAAATAATATTATATTTGTGTCGGAATAGGTGTCGGAGGAATGGCACATAACGGATTAGTGCTACACGATGGTAGCATATTAAACACAGTACGTGCTACTATCTTGTAACACTTGTTATGTGTAGTGGTTTAAATTAAATAATAATTAAATATGAAAAGAATTTTATTAGCTTGTGAAGAAAGTCAAGCAGTTACAAAAGCATTTAGAAAATTAGGTTTTGAAGCATTTAGTTGCGATTTATTACCTTGTAGTGGCGGGCATCCTGAATGGCATTTCCAGGAAGATATGTTTGAAGTAATTAAGCGAGAGCCTAAATTTGATTTAATGGTTGCTTTTCCTCCATGCACAGATTTAGCAGTAAGTGGAGCAAGACATTTTGAACGTAAAATTGCAGATGGTAGCCAACAAAAAAGCATTGAATTTTTTATGAGTGTGATTAATGCAGACGTTGAAAGAATAGCAGTTGAAAATCCAATCGGAATAATGAGTGGTAGATATAGAAAACCAGACCAAATAATTCAACCTTGGATGTTTGGAGATAAAGCTCAAAAAAGTACTTGCTTATGGTTAAAGAATTTACCTTTATTAGAACCTACAAATATTGTAGAGAAAGGAGAGTTTTTTGAGTTTACAAGTAAAAAAGGAGAAAAGAAACGGATGCCTATGTGGTATTATAAAGCCTTACAAGATGCTAAAACACCAGCAGAAAGACGAACATTAAGAAGTAAATTCTTTCAAGGTATGGCAGATGCGATGGCTGAACAATGGAGTAAAGTTTTATAGTCGAAGCGTGTACTTCACTATTACACATAACTCAAAGCTAAATGCCGTTTTAATGGCTTTTAGCGACTGTTATGCGATGTTGTGTACTCACAATTTCGCATTATTAAATAAATTAAACCAAAAAAAACCATGATAGCAAACTACACAATAGAACGTGCAAATGTAAAGTATGTTCAACCAAAGTTAACAGGATTAGCAGCAACTGATTTTATATTAGATTTATGTGCTAAAAGTTTTCACATTACAGTTGACCAGTTAAGGTCTAATAGCAGAAAAAAAGAGTATACAGATGCTCGACATATTGCAAGGTGGTTTGTCTATTTCTATACTGATAAATCTTTATTGTTGACTTCTATTTGCACAGGTGGCAAAGAGCATTCAGTTGTTTACAATGCACACGAAAAGGTTAAAAACTTTTTATTCACTGAGCCGTATTTTAAAAAAAGGTTTGATGCAATAAAAAATGAAATAGAAAAAAATATTGAACCAGTTAAATCAATTAATTAAACCTGTTAATGAGAGAGCTAAACAAGATTATTTTAGAAAACGGCAAAGGCGTAACGCCTCAATTTAGCCACCAAATGAGCGTAACTAATTCGCTTAACGTGCTATCTTCATTCCTTGTTGATATGGGAGTGAAGCTGAAAGAAAAAAACACAGTTGTACAGATTAAAAAGTATGAGGATTTGGGTAACTGTTATCGAGATTTGCGAAACAACTTAGCACAGTTATTCATTCACGAAGCTAATGTATTTGAACTTGAGCAAAAGAATTTAAAGCTGGCAAAGGAAGTACTCGAACTGAAAAAGGAAGTTGAAAAATTAAAGAAGATTAACGAATTTTAAACCAATAAAACAATATGCAACATTTATTAACAATTACAATAATAATATTATCTTTGGGCTTGTGTTATGGTATAGGTTATTACTTAACTTATCCAACTCCAAATGGCGAGCAAAGCATAATCTCTAAAATAATATTAGGATTTGCGACAATGGTTGCAACAGCAATGCTTATAGGGCTATGTTTTTTAATATATACAATGGTTTATGATGCGTTAATTCATTTCAATATAACCATTTAATAGAACTTATTATTAACTATTGCAACCTGCTTCATGTGATAATTACCGTTAGGCTCTAATTCAAGATAACCAAATCCATGCCCCCATTCGTTAATAGGCATATAGTTAGGGAACAAATCACAAAGGCAACCCAATGAATAGGTAGTGTACTGTTGTTCTCCAAACTGCTTACCGTTGGCTTTTGTTTCACGGTGAAAGTGTCCAATTACAGCCTGTTTGTTTAGTTTTAATTGAACTGTCCGGGCAGGATTAACCCCACCGCTTTTAACTGGCAATTCATGACCGTGAAGTATAGGTAACTTACCTGCATAACTCCATTGCATTGATTTGATTTCAACTATTCTTAACTTAGGGAACTCTAATAACTCAGACAGCTGGACAGCTTCGATGTCTAAGAGGTGAGGTGCTGCTTGTATAATAAACTTTTCATACCTCGCATCATGATTTCCAATCTTGTAGCATATTAAAGCGTTAGGGAACATTTCACGCAAGCCACGCAAGAAAGTCCTAACACAATCCAATTCATAACTAAATGAGCGTTTGCGAGGGTCTTTCTCATGTCTTGATAATTGGTAGGCATCCATTGTATCACCATTTAAGTAGATACAATCAACATCCTTTTCATGTCCGTATTCTAAAGCCTTAAACAAAGCGTTATCATCTTGATAAGGAAAATGTATATCACTAAGTATTAACACTCGCCTGATTGATTTGGGTAGCTTGTATGGTTCGATTAAATCCGTTTCTCCTTTTGGCAAATCCTTTTTAAGTTTTTCAAAAGCAAGTTTAAAATCTGATTTTTCAAATCTTTGTTTATTTACTTTACCGCTTAATCCCTTTGCGTTCCTTATTGTAGTTCGTGCAAGCTCTAAATTGCTAAATAGTTTTGGATGGTCTTGAACTATCTTTTTTGCCAGTGTCATGTTTGGGGTGTTTGGAAATTTCAAAATGATTTCTTCTACAACTCCTTGTTTAGTGAATTTCATGTTATATTGGTTTATGGTTTTTCTTCAAATAGTAATTCAGCTTCAGCTTTCAAACATTCATCTATAATTTTTAGAGCATTGCTTTTAATTCTGTTTACACGCCTTACAGCTACATCAGTCATCTTCGCTTGTTCTTCTTCATCAATGTATGCAGTAGCATTAAAAGCATTCATACACATAGCCACAAGGTCATAAGTTGATAGGGGTGGCTCAACATAAATTTCCATATCCTCAACTTCCTCATTTGGAAACAAGGCGTTAAGTTTATCGAGAATTAACTTTTGGTCGGCTAATATTTCATCCATTAGTGTCATAATCCATATCGCTTATAATAATAATTTCGTACATATCTATGGTATTAAAAATCCGATTAATAAACCAACTACGCCACCTTTAACGTATGCTTTGCGAATATCTTTTTTAGCTTGTTTCTTTGCGTCTGCTAATATCAAACTATCGTTTGCTATAATTGTATCAGCTTTCAAATTAGCAAGCCTTAAACTGCTTATAATAGTATCTTTAATTAAGTTGCTACTATCGGCAAGCGTTAGCAAATCGTTGCACTCGTTAAAAGCTATGTGTAATTGGTTGCAACTATCTATTGAACCGATAAATTTATTAAAGTAATTTTGTTGCCCTGTGGTATCTAAAACTTTTACGCTATCCTTAATGTGTTTATACTTGGTAATGGTGGTGCTTTTTAGCGTGTTTAAGCTGTCAATTATATTTGCATAGCTATTTGTACGGTTAATTAATTCAGAACGCTCTAATTGTAGTTTTTGATTTGCAGATTTTAGAGGGTTAATTTCGTGTTCAACTTTTAATGAGCGTACCAATAGCATGGCAATAATGCCAACTAATAAAATTAAAGTTAAATCTCTAAGGTGTAGCATTATTTTTTTACTTTTATAAATTGATTAGCCTTTTTTATCTTCGCCTCAGCAAATCTTTTTTGAACCGCCTCGCATAATAATTCACGCCCTGCATTTACTTCCTTAACCGCTTCATCACGCTTTGCAATTTCACTCGCTGTTAAAGTGTTAAAGTAATTCATTATGCAATTATAATATAATTTTATTAAATTACAATTACTTAGCAAAATATAAATTAGCCTCAGCCTCCCTACGTCTTACAAGTCCTGCAACTTTTCGCCCGCCAGCATTAACCCATTTAAGAAACTCAACTGCAATAGTAGGGTCGTTTGGGTTTGCGTTTACTTTTTTAAGTAATGTTGAACCCTTTAAACTTTGTGCTCCTAAATTATAGGCAAAAGAAACTAAAGCGTTAAATTGATTTTGTGTAATGGTATCAACTGCCATTGCATCAACTTGTAACTCAAAGAAAGCGACATCATATTTAAAATGTTCAATAGCCGTTCCTCTGCTTATTGGTGCATCAGTCAATCTTACCTTATGCCCATTTTGATAGCGTGTAGTACCAAATCCAATTGTTGGAACATTCGCACTGCATAGGTATGGCTTAGCTTCAAACCCCTCGAATAAAGTTATTAAATCAATTCCTTTGCTGTCTATTTTAGTTACTTTCATTTTCTTCTTTTTCTTTTATAGTTTTACTTCCGAAATAATATGCAAACACCATTAATACAAGCGTTTTAATTAAATCAAATAATGAATTGTTTTGATCCTCATTTAATAAATTAATTTTAAAAGCAATTACTTTGTCTATAATATAAACAGCTACAAGTGCCGTAAATATTAATAGAATAAATTTTACCAATAATTCTTGCGTTTGGTTGACAAACAATTTGTTTACCATAGCCATACAGCCTACAATAAATGCAAGTCCAATAAGGACTCCAGCTATCATAATTAACTCTTTTTCTGAACTGAACATATTTATTTATTAATAGTTGTAAACTTGCCACCAATAGCAATAGCAGCCGATACGAATAACGGAAACAAATGTTTGCTATCTAATTCAAATGTAGCCCAATCAACATTAACCCACGCATTAGCAATAGCCACCACCGCCCCTAAAATAGTGCTTAAATGGTTACGCCAATTAATTCGTTTCGGTTCGCTTACTTCGCTCATAACTAATCTTTGTTTAAGAATTTTAAAATAGCAGACAAAGTATTATTTAATTGGTTTTCTTCATTTTTATTTTTGTGAATATTCATATTAATAGCTACTAACTTATTGTTAATATCAATAAATCCTTCAACTACTTTCTTATCCAAATCCGAAACCTCTTTTTTTATTGCAGCCAACTCTAAGTCTTTTACATCTTCAATCTTTTGTACTCGCTTGCCTAAACTTGTTACGTTTGTAAATAGGTAAATACCTACACTGCTAATAATAGTAAATCCAATTCCAATAACTGTATTAATGTCAAGTAACATAGCTAATTCTCCTTAGGGGTTTCTTCGGATTTTGTCAATTGCTCACGTTTGTTGAACTCATCAATTACTATTTTGTAATTGTTACTAACTAATTGAAGCTGTGAACTTAGTTCAATACTAATTTTCATTAATTCTAAGTCGCTAATTTTGGTAATGTCGATTTGATTTTGCATGATTTGTTTTATATTATGTTTAACTTGGATTTATTATTAACCATGCAACATCGCTTGTGTCAAGTATGCTACCGTTTGATGTAATTGTGAAAGACGTTCCTGCTGTTCTTGCTGTAACATCTATTGATGTTCCAATAGTTCCAGATGCGTTTTGTCTTGTTAGTTGTATTCTTGAATCTGCTGCTACTTTGGTTGTATTAATTGTTGCTACGCCTGCTACAAGAGTAACAATACCACTCATAGCATTAGTTCCTTCTTTTATTTTAATACCATTACCTACTGTGAAAATATTTAAATCTCCACCGCTTAATCTTAAAGCGTTTCTTGTTACTCCTGTAAATGCTCCATCGCTTCCTGTTAATGTAATATTTAAACCGTTAATTACTTGACTATTTACACTTGCATTTATTATTGGTGTAATTTCAGAAAAGTTATAAGTAGTTATTGCTGCGTTTGGTGCGTATGCTGTTGTATGAGTAAATGTAAATGCCTTGTAGTCGTATGCTGATATTAAAACAGCATTGCTTAATATACCTCTTATTACACCGCTTACTGGTGTAGTTTGGTTTATAGTACCTGTAAGAGCAAACATAGCCACATCAGTTGTGGCACTTGTATTAGCTACACCTCCCGATATTCTTAGTTTTCCAAAATTTGAACCGCCTACACTTGTATCGAGAGTTATTTGTACTGTTCTCGAAAAGTTTGTTACAAAAGAAATTGATGCTCCTGAACCTCCTTGCTCAAAAGTAGCATTATTTCCTAACATAATAGCGTTGTTGTTTTTTAACATAAACAAACTTGTACCTGCACTATTTCTAAAATCTACAACATTTTGACTAGATGATATGCTACTACCTTCAACATGAAGTGTAGCATTAGGTGTAGGGCTTCCTGCCGTAGCATTAACCATTAACATAGCATTGCTATTGTAGCCTGTTGATAAGTATCTAAACTTGCCATTATCTTGACTTACTAATCCTGATGTACCTGCAAATAATATCGAACCACTTGTTATACTGGATAATGTAAGAGGAACTGAAAGAGTAGCTGATGTAGAAGTAAACACAGCTAAATTAGTTGAATTTAAAAGTCTTATTCTGTGCTCTTGTGCATCATAAGTTATTAAATTTGGTGCTCCACTTAAACTTCCGTACATCGTTAAAGTAGGGTCAGCATTTGCAGTTGTTCCACCTATAATTCTATTATAGCCTGTTTGGTTATTAATACGATAAATAGCAGTTGTTGTATTTTGTATAATTGCAGATGAAGATACTTCAACTCCGTTTATTGTTTGAGTAGCACTCCAACTGTTGGCAGTTCCAAAAAGATTAAAATATTCTGGTATTGTTGCTCCTGCTCTTAAAAACCAAGTGTTTGTTCCTTTTGCTAATCTTGTTGCTACTCCACTTGCACCACCATATATTATATCACCCACAGTTGTCATTGGGTTAGCAAAACCACCTAATCCTGCTAATGTATAGTCAGGTATGTTTAAAGCACCTGTTCCACTATTGTAAGTTGATGCACCGCTATTTCCTGATGTGGTTAAAGTTATTGAACTTCTTGACCTTGCATCGGTGTAGTATAAATTAGTTACTTCACTAATATTTGCAGTTGTTAAATTAACCGAACCTGTAAATCCATTTACCGAACTAACTGCATCCGTATTATCTACCTTGCTCCATGTTGTTCCGTTGCTTATAATCCAATCACCAACTTGCCAATCTGTAATGCCATCAATATTAGTTGAGCCTGCTACATTTACAATATAGTACCAACCATTATTGCCACTACTTGCAGCTGGTATTGTTGGTGTGTTAGTTGATGCATTCCAAACTCCTTTATAGGTTGCCCCACCAAGTAATGCAGATAAACTATTTTGAACCCTACCAAATGCAACTAATATACTATCTGTTGCAAGTATTGAACCGCCTGTGCTTAAATTTAAACCAGTTAATACTTTTCCTATTACTGCTGAATTTAATAAACTTGGATTTACATACGTACCGCTTAATTCACCGCCTGCCGATATGCCTGCAATAGTTGTTAAATAAGTATTAGTATCGTAGCTTATTACGCCTGCTGTTGACTTTACAAAACCTGTACCACTTAGCACCGCTTGTTTTGAAGCCAAAGCATCAGCCACAACATCCTCACTTGGTGCAAATAATGTTTCGCCATTTCTAATAGCTTGGCTTACTTCTGTTGGTATATTTATATCTATTGCCATACTATGTTAAATGTTTCATCTTTTAAAGATGGTATTGTTTCGACTATTGGAGTGCCACCGTTTACAATAAAATTATAAGTTGTATCGGGTAGTATAAAAGGACTTGTACTTGCTACTTCACTATAAGTTGCATCGCTGTTTTCAATTGTGATATTTCCACCGCCAAGTATTATTTTGTTACCATCAAATCCAATAGGGGTTATTTCTGCATCCTGTTCATCTACTAATAGCACATCTTGAGTAGCACCGCTTGGTATGCTTATAAAGTATTCGCCATTTATTAAAACTACACTTGGTGTACACGTTGGACTTACTGGAATAGTTGCATTTATTGTAGGTACTTGACATCTGTTTCTATCTTGCAAGAAGTCAAACGCTAAACTCATTTCCCATCCATCGACTACATCGGTATACGCTTCGCTAAGTGGAACTATATTTGAATTGAATTGAACTAAAAAATAATCTTGATAAATTGGATTTGTAAGCATTGCATATAAATCCTGAGCAATACTTAGAGTATCAGAAAATAAATCAATTTCATTTGCTGCATCTGCTTTTTGAATATCAATAACTTTGATAGTCATATTTACAGTTAACACCAATCCATCAATAGAACTGTCCGTAACATATGCCCACACCAAAGGATAACGCTCTTGTTCGCTTGCTGCTATTTCCGAATTTTCACCAAAATTAAACGCCTTTACTTGGGCGTGATTGAGGCTTATCTCCCTTAATAGATTTACTAACCGATTGATTGTAAAAAATTCCACTTTTTAAAAATGTATAAAGTTTATTAATATTTTTTTCTTTCGTTTTCATTAACAAAATGGACTGCAACCATCTCTAAATTGTGAAGGCTCGATTTTAATTCCCTTAAAATTATACTGACCCATGCAACATGCCCCATCACCCAATGCCATACCACTTGTAAAATTGTTTTGTTTTGCAAAAATAGTATCAATATTTGCATCGGTTTGGTTTAAGTATAAAGGGTATACAGTTGTGTTTGCTAAAAGAAACTTTGTAGTCCTATCTGCATAGTATTCAGCTTTGTTTTTTGCATTATCACGTATAACATAAATCTCCTCAATACTTGCAGGCTGTAAATTTTCGGCATTTTGTACTCCTACCGATTTGTTAAAGTGCTTATAGTTCATAACTAATGGCAATTCAAACCTACAATACCATATCATTGTACGCAATACATACTCATCTAATAGGGTTCTGTTTGGCTGTGTTAAAGTATTTGTTTCAACTTGTGAAATAATTTGATTATACAAACTGGTTCCTAAAATTGGAATAATATAAAACTCTTGAACATCAAGAATAGTTGGTGAAATTACTTTCATGTCAACATTATCTTGTATAATGCTACGTTCTTTTAAAACGGTTTCGCTTAATAGTATTACTTGTGCCATTATTTAATTTTCTTTACTAAACTTTGTTCCCAAATATGCCTGCAATAAGGTAGGTTTGTATCTGTATTCGGGTCATGATACCAACCGCCACGCCTTGTAAAAGCATTATAGTTATCTATTCCGTATAACGCCCCTAAGTCATCACCAATCATTTGTATATCTTCACGTGTGTAGTAGCGTGGGTTTGCCATCATTGCTTTGCAAAAATCTCTACTCTCACCGCCATCTACTAATGCAGGTGCTCCAGGTCTTAAATTATACTTGTAACGAATTACTAAACTTTCTAAACTCGGTATTTTTTTTTGTACTCCCTCAGGGGTTGCCGTAATTCCTTTTGCTGAATCTTCAACTAATCCATCGGCAACTAAATTCTCTAAGGAGTTTAATACTTTTGTTTTGTCAATCTTTAAAACTTTGCCAATACCCTCTTTGGTAATGTTTGGAGTCTTTTTAATGATGTCTAAAATTGCCTCATCTAATTTAGTAAGTGCAAAGTCTTGATAAGAAAACATAAATTTCTTATGCTTAACTTCAACATAGTTATCTACGCTTTCACCATACTTTGAAAACACTTCAAAATCCAAATCATCATTTGCTGCAAAATGTTTACACGAACTAAAATTTGCAGGTGCGGTATCTGTAACTGCATCACCTCCATTAACTGGTGGCTGATTAACTATTGCACGAACTTCGTTTTGAGTTAAGCTGTTTATTACCTTAGTAGCTAACATAGGACTTAATGAATTTATTTCATCAACCAATCCTGATGCAACACTTGTTTCAATTGCCTCTCTACCGATAATGCTTCTCATCTCATCCTTAGTCAATATTTGACTTAATGTCGATTCGCTAAACGATGGCATAATAGGCTCTAATTGTTTAATCTTTAACTTACCCTTAATAGGTGAAAATAAATTGTAAACTTTTTCTTGAACTTGTTGGCGTGGGTCAACATAAGTGTTTTGGAATATGTTATAAGCATCTACCATTTCACTCCTGCCACCCAATTGACCCTCTACACGAACACCAAATAACATAGGTGAAGTTACCTTATGTCCAACAAATATCTCTTGCTGTATGGTATCGTTTAAAGCGTTGTACTTATCGGCAAAATCGCCAGCACTTAAATCCAATATTTCAGGAACTCTAATCGGATCGTCTACAAAGTCAACTACCAATGAACCCGCTGCATCTGTTGGGTTAAATTTGTTTTTTAATTTTCTTTCAGTAGCGTTAATCTCATCGTCTGAAGGTATGCCGTTTTTAAAGATTATCATTTTAGAACCTTTAAAACTATTTTGTATTTCGGCTCTGTGAAAGTTTGCAATCTCGCAATCTGTAATAATAGCAGGAACCGCACCAATATAATCAGGTAGTGTATACGTGTTTAAATTTGGGCGATACATTTTATAATAGTAGATACTTTCGCTTGCAGGTTTCTCAGCATCATACGCAGGATAAACAGTATACTCATCCTCTTTAATGTTGGTATTCGGCTCTCCGTTTTTATTTAACCAATAGTTTGAATAATAGAATAAACTATTATCCTCATTACTTCTTATTTTAGCATAATCAACGTGCGAAATATAATGCCCTTTCTTGCCTTTCTTTTGGGTTACTTTAAAATAGAAACCGCCAAACAACTCAACATCTAAAACCGTTTTTGTTAAAAGGTCTTGTAGTGTTTCGTATGGATTTGGATTATCAATAAATGAACGCAATGCAATCGTATCTTCGCCACTCATTCCATCGGCATTAAATACCCATCCCTGACCTGCAATGTATAGTTGCTTACTTGTTATTATAGCGTTATGTTTTGCACTTCTGTTGAATAGCAATACAAGATACTGAGGATAGTTATTAGTTTCACCATAATATACCCAATCCTTGCCTCTTACTTCCTGAAACTCGGGTACTTTATCGTTGCTAAAGCCTATTGATATTACGTTATTTTTATACATTAATTTTGATATTGATAAACTATTGATGTATTACTTGAAGGCTCATATGTTACATTGACAACCGCCGAAGGAACAACCCAAACTAATCCAACTTCTACGCTCTTAACTATGTTTGCAACCGCTTCTGAGGCACTTGTAAGCCCTGAAGTGTTAGGTAAGTTAGTTTGGTATACTACATAATTATAAAACCCCTCATTGCCTAATGTCACTTCACCAGTTAAAGTATTAGCGTTTGTTTTTTCAGTTAGTAAAAACTTATTGTAACGCTCAATGTGGCTCGATGTATCTGTGCTTATAAAGTAATAGTCAACATTTGATTGCTGATTAGTGAACTTAAATAAATAGATAGGATTAAAAGTAGTTGCATTCTCTGTTAAGGTAACAACTATTGTATTAATCGTGTCTTTGATAATGTTCAACATATTTAATAATATAAAAAAAACTTTTATTGCAAAAAAAAACCCTCACGTTATGCAAGGGCTTTTAATATAAAACCAATCCAACTTAAACCAATAAAGCTGTTATTATTGTAGGGTCAACTTCGTTTGCAAATAGTTTTTCTTCGCCTTGAAAAGTAATGGCATAACCATTAAACTCACTCATTGCTTGTCCTGAAGTACCTGTGCCTCCGTTAACTTGCATTCCAAATTCTTTCCCGAATAAAAAATACTGTCCTGTTTTCATTTCAACTAAAACAGAAACTCTATTTTGTATTACGTTTTGTAAAATGTTTTGAGTCTCAAACTTCATTTTCACAAATGCAGCATTGATGTTTTGCTCAACTGATACAGTACCAATTGTAGGGTCTGCATTAATAGTCTGTGAAGTGCTATTTACACCTCTTGGCTCTAATGCGTAGGTAAAGTATTTCTTACCTCCTACCTTTGTGATTGCTGTAACATATCCGCTTGCGTTTTGTGCTACTGCGGTAATGTTTGCTAATTCTGTAATGTAGATATTCTTAATTCCACCGACTGCATCTTTGCAGTCAAGTGCGTAACCTGATACTATTGCACACGCCATTTTTTTAAAATATTAAAGGGGAGTGTTTAGCTCCCCATGTTATTACCAAGTAAATTTAACTATCTCTTGAGTTTGAGAAACTTGCACTCCGTAACGGAAACGTGCTTTGAATCTTACAACATCAAAATCTTCTGAGTACCAAAACTTGAATTCTTCTTGGTCGTTTTCCAAATCAACACCTAAGAACATATTGCTATCTCTTAATGCATAGATTGCATTTACTCCAACTAAACCAGGAGTTGAAACCAAAGTGATGTTTGTACCATGTAATTTCATTTCACCTAAAGCATTTTCAGTAGGGATGAAGTGGAACAAGTTAGCGTTAATCAAAGCCATTTGGTATGCTCTGAACAAGTCAGTACCGATTGATACTTTCATGTCAGGCTTATCCAATACTTCAATTGGAATTGAACTGTAGATTTGTTGCATTACTGAAACGATGTTTGCTGAAGTAACACCTGTTACAACTACGAAACCGTTTAAAGTGCTGTTTGCGTTTACTACACCTGATGCTGCATTGATAATTTTAACCAATCCATCATACTTGTTTAACAAAACATTACCACTTGATAAATCACCTTGCCAAATAGCCTTTTCAGTTTGCTCGTGAAGCGTACCCATGATAGTGTTTACAAACGCCTCATCGATACCGCCCGGTAATGCTGAATAGTTTGAACCCGGTGAAAGCAATAATTGAGTGTACTTAGCTTCTAAGTCATTGATACACCATTCTTGGTTTACTTTAATAGAACCAGTTGTAAGTGTACGTGCTGAGATAGTAGTATCTCCTGATGCAGTAAACCCACAAGCAGCACCATTTTGGTAAAACATTGTGTTAGATAAAGAAGGAACCAAGATAGATGATTTTACACCTGTCAAGATTTGCATGCGTGATGCAGTTTTAGGCTCAAAAAATGAGCGAGTAATTAGTGTGTTTTCGTTTGGAGCTACATATGCTGTAAGTCCTGTTACATTAAATGCCATAATTTTTTATTTGTTTTTTAGTTTTTTAAAATCGTTAAATCTATCAATCACAGAATGTGCTTTGAATGTTGAGTTTGCTGGAGTTGCAATTGGTGCAGCAGGCTCTTCAGCTATTGCATCAACTATTTCCTTAATTGCGTTAAACTTAGTTTCGATGCTTGTGTTATCGGTTGCAAACTTTTCTGTAATTTCTGCAAACTTAGCATCGTAGCCAGTTACTTTGTTTTTCATTTCTGCTAATTCAGATTTGATTGAGGTAAATTCTTCTGAAAATTGGGCAAACATTTTTTCAATCTTATCTCCCATATCTTCAGTTTCAACTTCAACTTCAACTTCTGACTCAGGCATCTTAACCTCAGTAACTAATCCACCAACTACGGTTACCATAGTTCCATCTTCCATTGTGATAGTTCCATCAACTGTTGGCATCATGTTACCATCGGAGTCTACAGTCATTAATGCTGTACCTTGTGATAATTCACCCTCCCATTGTATAATTAATCCATCAACGGTTTTGGCGTTTTCAAAATTTTGATTTGTTAGCAAAACAGATAGCTTTGCAAATGCTTCTTTCATTGTCATATTTAGTAGTATTATTTTTATTTTTATTGTTAATTATCTATTGACTTTACTATCTCAATTATTTGCTCAATCACGTTTAAAGGTTTTGTGGCAATCTTTTCAGTCCTGAATAAACCCTCAACGCTAAATCCTTTAAAATCTCCAGTCTTTACAAAGTCATTCCAAATATTATCATTGTCTACTTTGTAACTACCGAACCAACTGCCATCAGTTAAGTTATAACCTTTTGGTGAGTTAATGCCACGCTTAGAGTCGATTAAAAAACTTTCAATCATAAATACACCATCAACCATTTGGTTGCTATCGTGCATCATGTTTACTTGCTTATCCTTTGACTGTTTAAAAAACTTATTGCGTAAAAAGTAAATATCTTCGGCTGTGAATATTCCGTAATACTCACCGCTTTCATCTCGTCTATAAATAGGAAGTTCGGCTACCATTAACGGACCTGAGATAATTCTTTTTTCCTCGTTAGCTGAGAACTTAAATTGACTACCGTTGAACGCTTGCCAGTTTAATTCAATAGCAGGATTATCAACTAATGCTACTGCATCAAGTTTACATTCGTCATCTTCAGAAACCTTAAATCTGTATATTGGTAAATCCATTATTAAATAATATTAATTATCCGATTGTTGCTTTTTGTTTTATGCCATCTATACGCCTTTGTGAATCGCTAATATCAGACTCTAATACATAAACCTTAGTATTGCCTTGATTAACATCACGTGTAAGCAATGCCGACTCTTGACTTAATCGAGTTCCATTTACTTGCTGAGGTACGTTTGGTGCTCCACCGCCAACTGGTGTTGGTAATGTTCCACCGCCACCGCCTCCTGGTACTTTTACTTTTAAAATATTTTTAACCGCTGCAACACCTGCAAGAGTTGCTGCTGCTGCTGATATAATTGAGAACGTTCCTGTAGGATCTACCTTAAATCCTTCTTTGTATGCTCTAAATGCAGCAACATAAGTATCTATTGTAGTTGATGCAACTGCTAACGCTTTGCCCGCTGCCGTTTCTTTTCCTGCTAATTCCGAAGAGTTTATTAACACTTGACTAAATGCTTGTAATATTTGCATTTTAGCGTTCATCTTTTCTTGTTCTATTTTTACCTCAGCATCTGCATATTCTTTTTGTGTAATAAGACCAGCATTTAAATAAGCATCTAATATTTCTTGTCTTGTTTCGTATGTTCTAGTTGTATCATCTACAGCTTTTAAAGCGTTATTTCTTAAAGTTTCAACCTCAGATACACTGGCATCGGTTTGTGTTTTTATGTCTTCAAAGTCTTGTTTTATTTTTTCAACCTTTGCTGCACTAATAGCAGTTTCTGCTGCTGCATTTAATTTTACTTGTGCTATCCTATCCTCTTCTAACTTTTTAGCTTGTTGATTTAATCTTTCAGCTTCTTGTTTATCTTTTTCGTTTTTTTCTTTTTTCTTAGCATCATCTTCGTCTTGAAACTTTTTAGATAAATTACCCAACTCAGTTAAATGCTGTTGCTCTAAAGCCGACATTAAACTATTAAAGTCTGATCTTGTGGAATACTCTCTTTGTGCTTCTTGCGTTTCTCTTCTTTGCCTTTCTTTTAACTCTGCGGTTTCTTTATCTCTTACATCTTTTATTCCTGCTAACCTTGCATCAATAATTTTTTTATAAAAATTTTGCGACTCTTTATTTTTTTCAATGTTTTTTTCTAATGCTTCGGTATTATCCGCCACTGATGTAGTTAGCTTTTTAAAACCAGGAAATACACTATCAAGCACAGCAACTACCTTTTCCCAATTAGCTACCAACAAACCAACTGCAACAACCAACAAACCAATACCAGTCGCTGCGATTGCACCCCTTAAAGTTGAAAACGCTTTAGTTACGTTTGTTTTGATAATTCCGCCAAGTTCCTTAAAATCATTTTTGAACTCTAATAGCGAATTTAATCCATTACTCAAAGCCATAGCCCCTTGTACTTTTACTAAAGCCTTTTGCAAGTCTGCACTCTCAGATCCAAACAAAGCCATAGCACCCTGAACGGCTGCAAATCCACCCGCCAAACCTGCGATAGTTCTTGCAAACGGAGCAAACTTCTTTTCAGGGTCAGCGTTCTGTATTGAGTCATTAACTCCTCTAATCTTTTCTTGTAAATGTCCAGCCCTTTTAGCAGCCTCATCGAATGCTTTGCTTGCAGGGTCAAGTTGTCCTAATTGATTTTTTAAGTCCCTTAATTCACCCTTTAAAGATTTTACGCTTTCACCGCCTTTCAGCTTGATGTCTACACCTAAAACTATATTCTCGTTTGTAGTTGCCATTATATTTTAATTAATCTGTATTGAATAGTAAAAGTTATAGTTCCATCACCGCCTGCCAAATTGCCTGATGCCTTTAAATATAAACCATAATTAGTAAATAAAGGCTGAGCTAAGTCTTGTGCGTTTTGCATACAAGTTTCATTAGCGTATGCAATTCCTTTAAGTTCGGCAATATGAGTGTCGGTTGTATTTTGGTGAATTATTATATTATGGTTTTTGTATCTGTCAGTACCATAGTTATTCCTTGCATAGCCACTTACATATTGAACTATGTAATCGGTTTGCGTAGGTACTATTTCAATAGTTATTGTGTCTAAATCATCAAGTTGTGCTTGATTTAGTGTAATAACTTTTGTAAATGGATATTGAATATTATTTATTGCAACCTCGCCATCCAATGTTGTAACATAGTCTGAGGTATTGATTAAAGTAACATCATTTGTTTGTACTACGTTGGATTGACCGTTTAAAACATTTGCATAATCGCTTACCACGTTATTTGAACGTGAGTTTACTATTGCATTGTTTGAGCCTATGTTGTTATCCGTTCCAAATGATACGCTGTTTTGTTGCAATGGTTTGCCGTTGCCATCTCTAAATATACTATCACCATATAAAGGTAAGTCAGTGCCTCCACCATTGTTAAAACCGCCTCCATTGATAGGACTTGAAACGCCTACAAATACTGGAATGTCGGTTAACTGTAAAAACTGAACGGTTGTAGTTTCATTGCTATTGATATCATACTCTACATTGTAAAGCCTGTAGTAGTTTTGGTCAATATAATATAGCAGTCTGAATGATAAAGCGTTTAATTGCACTTCATTTAGCTTCATTTTAAACTCAACTATCTTACTATCTTTGTCCGATATTTCTAAAACGCCTTGTTTGTGGTACTTATTAAATAGATTATTATTAGGATATTCAAATATATTAGGATAG